TTATCACCAAGATTAACAGATTGTGTAGTTGATGCTAGCATTCCTGCTACACTATTACAAATTGATGAAAGATTAACTTACTGGGCAAATCGCCAGTATAATAATATTATCTTCTCTATGAATAATTATATTCCTGGAGAGATAATTGATGATTTATTACATTACAAACAAATATTAACATACAGACTTTGTAACCCTACCTATGCTATGGTATGTAGTCTTCCCACTACCTCTCAGGTTGTAAGTAGAGTTAAGGTGTTAATTCATAAATAAATTATAAAATGTCAGAAGATATCACTACTACTAGCACTACAAGTACAACTTCTACCATTACAACAACAAGACCTTGTGATGCCTGTTATAATGGATGTGTAGAAACTGTATCTGATCAATGTGTTAGATATACAGGAATAGATTATGCTGCATTAGGTGTTGCTACAGGAGATAATTTAGTTTCTGTAGAACAAGCTATAATGAATGCTTTAGTTCCATTGTTGTCAGGAGAAGGAGATGCTATTACAATATCTAGTAGCTGTGCATTAGTTGATGCATTCTTACCTGCTCATACACCAAACACTCAAGAGTTATTCACAGCTACAGTATCAGCTATATGTAGTTTACAAGACCAAGTATTTACTATTGATGATATATTAGCTATACTAAATGCTGATTATGCAATTGAATGTCTTACAGGGGTAACAGCTTCTTCTGACACTCACGATATTGTACAAGCTATTATAACAAAGCTTTGTACAGTTGCTAGTGATTTAGTTGCTTTTGAAATTAATGTAAATAGTAACTATGTAAAGCTTGCTGATTTAAATGCCCTAATTGCGGCTTATTTAGCTGAACAAGGTGGTTCTACCCAAAACTATTTAAAGATGGTTCCTTATACAGTTGTGGAGTATTATGGACCATTGACAAACTTTGATGGTACAGGTGCTGGATTACTTAATTTAGGATGGGATAAAATATACTTATGTAATGGAGCCAACAGTACTCCTGATAAAAGAGGTAGAGTTGGTGTAGGTGCTATTGTAGGTGTTCCTGGTGGACCATTAGATCCTGAGGTAGATCCTGGATATACTGGTAATCCAAACTATGCTTTATATTCAATAGATGGTTTAAATAATGTTATATTAGATGTTACACAATTACCTTCTCATACACACATACCAACGGTAACTAATGGTGCAGCAACTGTAACAGATCCTGGTCATTTTCATTATGCAGGTAACTCACCAGAAGGTTGGGACAGTTCTGGTACTATTGGTATTGTAAATAGAACTCCTAAAAATGTTCCAACATCTAGTGCTACAACAGGTATATCTGTAACTACAAATGTAGGTGTTAGTATTGCTAATACTGGTAGTGATGTAGGTCATAATAATATTCAACCAGTTCTTGCTTGTTATTATATTATGTATATTCCTTAATATTTAAACTTTTTATAAAATGTCTTGTCTTCCTTGTAATCCTTGTTACTCTGCTTATTATCATCCTGTTCCTGTTGGATGTAGTAATACTATAGTGACATCAAATAATACATATTATGTTGGTCCAAATTTGCCAAACTCAGGTGTACAAAATGGAGATTGTTTAACATTAGCATTAGAAAAAATAGATAATAATTTAAGTGCTGCATCTTTGTTAACATTAATTGCAGCAAATCCAACATTAAAAGCACAGTTTTGTGCAATAGTGAATGACTGTTAAAACCAATAAAAATGACAGTATTAATAACATTAACTACAGCAGGTAACGATACAGGACCTTTTAATTTATACTCAAATGCAGATGGTTACATAACAGCATTTGAAACTGGTATTTCTAGAGCAGCTCTTGTTGCTGGATATACCTCAACTTTAGCTCCAATAGGAACTACAGAAGTTCTTGTACAATCTACAGGAGAGTGTGATAGAGATCTTTATTTAAATGTAGCAGGTGCTCCTACTACCAGTTCAACTACAAGTAGTACAACTAGTAGTACAACTTCTACAACTACAACACCTAATCCAGAAGAATTGTATTTAGCTCAAATAGGAAGATATGCTAGCGAAGGTGGATGTCCTATAGCTTCAATTTTAAGAATATTTTTAGATACTTCTGATTATGCGTTATTTGTGGCTAATAGTTATTCATTTGCAGGCCTTGGAGGTGGTGCTTCTACAACTTGTACAGCGATTGCTAGAAATTCTATAGGAAGTCCTATAACTGGTCTATTGTATGATTTAGATAACACAACTTGGAATCTTACAAGTGGTAGCTTTAATTACTATACTTATCAATGTTAAAATAATCAAAAACCCTGTTTGTTGGTTTACAGGGAGTTCTCCTAGGGTTTCCACCCTGGGAGTTTTTGTTTTACCTCTAATCAGATTGATTAAACTATATAATCAAATTAGTTAATTAAATTTGGTAAATATCAAAATTTATTTGTATCTTTACGCTAATTTTAACTAAATTAAACCTATATGCCTGAGAACCAATCCCTTTTAGAACAGCTTGAGCAGATGTTACATTGGAAGAAATCAAAGAAATATTACGCTGAAAAGCTAGGAGTTACAGAAGCTGAGGTTGATGACTTACTTACAGATTTAAGAAGTAGAGAACAGGCTGAAGATGATGCTGAGGTTGGAGTTTATATTAGTGACTTAGAAGATAAGATAGTTAAATTTGAGGAGGATGTACTAAAAGGTACAGGAGAGATTACTCTCAATACAAAGGAAGAAATTAAGAGTCTGGATGAGCTTATAGAGAAATGTAAGATAGATACAGACAAATGGGATATAACTAAATATGTACAGAACTTCTGGGGAAATGGGGATAATCCACGCTGGCAGGTTAAAGCTTGGCTAGGTAAGAAGAAAGAAGATCAGCTATTTCAAGACAACTTTATAAACTTCTTAGCTTCGTATGAGCCTGTAAGTCAATCAGTTATGAGTCCTAAGTTTGTAAATGGTAAGGATAATGCTATGTTGGTTATTAACAAGCAAGACTCTCATTTAAATAAATATGACATAGATGGTAATAACGACATAGTGGATAGACTTTCTAAGATTATGTATAAAGTGGAGGTGATTGCTAATCAAGCACAGCTCTCAAATAACTTAGAACAAATTACATATATTATTGGTTCTGATGAGTTTAATAGTGAACATACTAATAATACTACAAAAGGAACTCCTCAAACAAACACTCATATATATCAGGATTCTTTTGAGTTTATATGTGATCATGAAGTATTAATGATTACAATGTTATTACAATATGCAGAACAAGTAGATGTTGTATATGTAGCAGGTAATCATGATGAGTTTGTAGGATGGCATATGGTGAATTGGTTACAAACCTACTTCAGAAATACAGAAAGAGTTCATTTTAATTGCTCTCCTAAGTATAGAAAGTATATAAGCTATGGCAATTCAGCAATGATGTTTAACCATGGAGATGCTATTAAGCCTGCTAAATTAGCAGGATTATTTCCAATAGAATATAGAGAAGGATGGTCTTTCCATCAGAACTTCTATATATTTACAGGAGATAAACACCATGAAGTAAGTCATGACTTCAATGGTATTAAATTTTACCAAATTCCAGCATTCTCTAATGCTAAGAGTCTTTGGGATGATAAGAATGGTCACACAATGTCTAAAGCTGAGGTGACAGGATTCTTAATAGAACAAGGCTCAGGAATGACAAATATATTCAAACAGTATTTATAATGGCAACATTAAGAAAAATGGTTTCAGATGTGCGTGCAATGCACAAACTATTAACAACAGATAATCTTATCACTGATAGGGCTGTTGCATCTGAAATCAAAAACAACACATTTTTATTGGTTAAACGTGAAACAAATCTCAGAAGACTTTGGGCTACTGATACTGTATTCACTACTATTCCATGCTTAGAGATGATAGAAGTTCCTATCTCTGAGTGTTGTAATTATGTAGATCCTTGTAATGTGGCTAGAACTAAATATAAACTTCCTCGTATCTCTGAAGGCAATTATCAATATCTTATTCAAGGTGTTTATTCTATAAATGCTTTAGGAGGAAATGGTAAAAGATTTAAAGAGATAACAATTAATAGATATTTAAATTTATTAAAACTTCCTATTATAAAGAAAGAGCAATACTATTGGATAACTAATGGTTATCTATATGTAAACAATCCTTTATTACAAGCTATTAGAATAGCAGCATTCTTTGAGGAAGATGTTCCTAATGAGATTATGTATCCAGAATGTGGATGCGGACCAGTTCCTGTAGTTCCTAATGAAGACTATTGTATAAATCCATTAGATAAAGAATTTGGATGTCCAGGATATTTAGAAAAGCAAGTGCTAGAATTAACCTCTCAAAAGTTATTAAATACATATTTTAGAATTAAAACAGATCAAACTTTTGATGGTATTGATGGTCAAGCAGTTAATACAACTAACAATAACTAATGCGTGTCAAGATAGACTGGAGAAGTGCTAGTAAAGAAAACTACAATAATTTCTGTAAAAAGAATACCACTATAAAAATTACATTTGATGAGTGGAGAAATATTGTATATTCTTACAATGAATTTTTCAAGAACTATATATTAGAAACTGGAGAGAAAGCTAGATTGCCTTTTGGCTTTGGTGAATTTTCAATTAATAAGAAGAAGAGAAGAAAACTAAAAGATATAGATGGGAAGGAGTATATTAACTTACCTGTAGATTGGCAAAGAACCAAAGAGAAGGGAAAGATAATATATAACTTTAATTATCATACAGAAGGGTATTTCTTTGGATGGCATTGGTTTAAAGAGTCAACTAGATTAAAGAATATAAATCTATGGTACTTTAAACCTTCTCGTACAACATCAAGATTGTTATCTCACTACATAAAAACCAACGACAAATATCAACATATTTATCGTGAATGGAAAAAATAAATTAAATGTCATACTATTACAAGTACAACTTTGTTTCTCCTGAGCCTGTATATTCTACAGTTAAAGAGGAACTAAAAAGCTATTTTGATACAGGAGCTGTAGATGATTTGCTCTTCCCTACTTACTTAGACAAATGTCTAAAGAAGCTAGGTAGAACAACTTATGTTATTGCTGAACAAGCCTTGTATATTGAAGACTTTCAAGCTAGACTTCCAGATAACTTTGTTGCTGTGAGAGAGGCTTGGATGTGCACAGAGATTCCTCAATATCCATATCAAACAGCTAATTCATTATACACTCAAGCTGCTTCTCAAACAACTATACAGATTGCTCCATTAACTATTGGAGGAACTCCTTGTGTTAATCCTGTATGTCAAAATCCAGCATGCGATGGAACTTGTATGCCTGAGATTATACAAGCTGTATACAAAACTAATCAATCAATAGCTAGATCATATCAACAAGAATATTTACTTCAACCAGGTAATATATCTGCTAGAGGTAATTGTGATGTAGATTACACCAATGCTTGGCAATTTACACAATATGCTCCTCCTCTGCGTGAATTCACTCCAGGTTCTGCAGGATATGATTCATTTGATATTAGAGATAATAAATTTGTTACTAATTTCAGAAATGGAATAGTTCATTTGATATTTTACGTTACAGAATATGATGGT